TTCTCACTAGTTCTACACACGGAGATTTAGCATGACAATAACTACACCAGAATTTCAAGGCACACATCTTTGGGATAGACTGTGTTGGGCAAAAGAAAAGCTAGAGCCACACAGAACAGAATACTGTGTTGTATGGGAAGACCCAGAGACACCTGATGAACCTGCAAAGATTACACATCCTGACCCTAATTGGATGGCTTGTGCATTGCAGGGTGGTATTTTACCTCCAGTTGAGGCATACTGGGAGTTAAAGAAGGATGAGGCAAAACCAGATTTTGTTAAACATACAAGAGGGTATTTGCTTCACAACACAAAGCCTATTGAGGCGTTAACAGAAGAACGAGCTATAGAATATTTAATTATGAAAGATATTCCACAACATGTGTGGAGAGATTATGATAAGGCAAATAAACCGAGAATGGTTATTTGTACTAAACAACAGTTACCAAGCACTAGAGTATGGCGAAATGCTTGGAAGATAAATGAAGAATTAACCATACAAAAACAAGAGGTGGCTTAAATGACAACCAACATAGTAGATAAAGATGGAAACAGTATAGCAGCATCAGATGCAACTGTTCCATCAGATAGACACTTCAGAAATGCTTGGTCATTATCTGGATCAACAATAACAGAAGATTTAGCTGAATCTAAAAAGATTTTTCAAGATAAGATTAGAGAAACTAGAACTCCGTTATTAGCAGCAGAAGATGTGGTCTATATGAAAGCATTAGAAGGTGCAGACACAGATGCTCAAGCAGCAAGTGTAGCAAAGAAGAAAGCATTGAGAGATGCTCCTGCTGCAAGTGCAATATCAAGTGCAGACACTATAGCTAAACTTAAAGCTGCTTGGGATACAAGTGTATTAGGCGATAGTCCATACGCATAGGAGTTGTAGATGGCTTTAACTAAAATTACAGGTGAAGGTGTAGGTGCACTAGATACTATTACTATTGGTGATGGCAGTGCAGCAGACAAGAAGATATTGTTTGATGGTAATGCACAGGACTACCACATAGGACTAGATGACAGTGCAGATTCACTGATTATAGGTAAGGGTTCAGCTTTAGGTACTACAACCTCAATGGCTTTTAATGCTGATGGTATTATAACCAAACCACTGCAACCTGCTTTTTTAGTACAACCTACTTCTACACAAAGTAATTTTGCTGTTGGCTCTCATGTAACTGTTGTTTTTCCAACAGAAAGATTTGATAATAACGCAGACTTTGCTTCTAATACATTTACTGCTCCAGTTACAGGAAGATACCAATTTAATGTTATTTTATATTTGACTAATATAGATAGTGCTTCTGATTTTTATCAACTAAGATTGGTAGCATCAAACCGTTCATTATCAGTAGTATTTGACCCTGACTTTGGACAAGATAACGTATATTTTACACTGACCTTTGCTGGATTAGTTGATATGGATGCAGGTGATACAGCTTCTGTTGATATTAGACAAGGTAGTGGAACTGCACAGACTGATATAGATAATTCAACAACATTTTCAGGCTACTTAGTAGCATAAGCCAAGAGTGAAACAACTCAATCATAAAGGAGATAAAAATGGCAAATCACGAAAAGAAAATAACATTAACAGATTTACAACAGAAGATTCTGTCTAATGATTTATACAATGATGTATCAGATAATGCAGGTGTAGATGCTTGGATTGATGGTGCAATCAATGGCAAGTTAAACAACTGTTGGAAACGTATGCAACAAGAGTGGACTACAAAGTTAATGAATGACGATAGCTTCACAGATGCAATACCATCTAACCAAGCAGACTTTGTTGCACTTGTAACTGCGAGAAGTGACTACACAACTCGTAAGCAAAGAGATGATGCAAATAAGATTGGCTAGGAGTAAAGAATGGCATTAACAAAAGTAATAGGTGATGGATTAGCAACGAGTGGACTGCCAACAGGAAGTGTGTTGCAAGTAGTACACGCATTTAAAGATGATGTATTTAGCACAACTAGCACTAGTTATACAGATGTTACTGGATTGACTGCATCTATTACACCAAGTAGTTCTTCAAATAAAGTTTTAGTGTTATTAAGAACCTCACAAGGTGTAAGTGGAAGTAGTTATATTAAAGCAAAACTACTTAGAGGTAGTACGGATATAGCAGTTGCTAATGGAAAAACCCATTTTACTTTTAGTTATCCATCAAGAGCAGGTGATGATACTAGCTACTACATTGCACGAGGTAGTCAACATTTAGATTTTTTAGATTCACCAAACAGCACCTCATCTACTACTTATAAAGTGCAAGTCGTAACTTACAGTGGAGAGACAGCATATTTCAACAGAGGTAGAGATAATGACATATATCGTGGTGTTTCATCTATAACCTTAATGGAGATTGCAGGGTGACAGATATAATTCAATCAATTTTAGCAATTAACCCTAAAGCAGAGGTATCTATTGATGCTGATGATGTTAAAAAAATTACATGGCACAAAGGCACAACACCCATAGCTGAAGCAGACATACTTGCTAAACAAAAAGAACTAGTTACTGCATATAATAAAGCTAAATATCAAAGAGATAGAGCAGAAGCCTACCCAACAATGGCAGAGCAATTAGATGACATATATCACAATGGTGTGGATGCTTGGAAAAAGACCATTAAAGCTGTTAAAGATAAGTACCCAAAGGAGTAACAATGCCATACATAGGAACATCACCTTCAAATGGAGTGAGACAAACATATGACTACACAGCCACTGCTGGACAGACGAGCTTCAGTGGTAGTGACAACAATAGTCAGACACTTACGTACACAGACAGTGCCTACATAGACGTATACCAAAACGGTATCTTACTTGTACCATCTGACTACACAGCAACTACAGGTACAACTGTCGTGCTAGATACAGGTGCTACTGTAAGTGATACACTACAGATTGTAGTCTATGATGTGTTCTCCGTAGCTGACACAGTAAGTGCTAGTGACGGTGGTTCATTTGGTGGTAACGTAGGAGTAGGTGGTACTCTTAGTGTGACAGGTAACTCTACATTTAGTGGCGATATTATAAAAAGTACAAGTGGTACAAATAACTTTTGTGCAGGAGTAAATGCAGGAAACTCTATAGTAAGTGGTGGAAATGATAATACTTGTGTTGGTGATGAAGCAGGAACTGCAATCACAACTGGAGATAATTCTGTTGCTATTGGTTACAGAGCAGGAGATGCTTCTACAACTGGTAGTTCTAATATAGCAATCGGAAGAGATGCTTTAGGTTCTGATGAAGCTGGTAATAAAAGTATTGCTATAGGTGCAGGTGCTTTAGAAACCCAAAACTTTAGTTCATCTACAGATTCTCATAATATAGCTATTGGAAATAATGCAGGTCTAGACCTTACAGATGCCGAAAGATGTGTGCTTATAGGAGGTTTAGCAGGAGAAGAAATAACTACAGCAGATGATAATGTAGCCATTGGATATAGAAGTGGTGGAGGAAATGCAGGTTCTGCAACAACTGGACATGATAATGTTTGTATAGGCACAGATGCAGGAGAGAAAATTGAAGATGGTAGTTCAAATGTTTACATTGGGAGAGATGCGGCTAGTGCAGCCACTTCATCATATGCTAATGTTGTTATTGGTTATTACGCAGGTGCTGCTACAGGTAATCTTGTAACTGGTAGTACTTGCACCCTTATTGGTTCTTATACACATCCATCAACTACAGATGCAACTTCATCAGTAGGTTTGGGTCATTCATTATCTTGTGCAACAGGTTACGCAACAATAGGACATGGTGGTCAGGATATTAGAGCCGCACATGGCAACACAACTTGGTCAACTGTATCAGATGAACGTTACAAAAAAGATATTGTAGATTCTACAGCAGGATTAGGTTTTATAAATGACTTACGACCAAGAACATTTAAATATAAAAACTTAGGTGACTTACCTAACACATTTAATTCTTATGAAGAAGGCTCTACTGAAGTATTTAAAAATACTAACACTAATCATGGTTTTATAGCACAAGAAGTTAAGACAGCTATTGATGCACATTCTGAAATTAAAGATGGGTTTAGGCTTTGGGACGATAGAGATGATGGTTCTCAAGAGGTTGCAGAAACAGCATTAATACCAATCTTAACAAAAGCAGTTCAAGAGCTGTCTGCACAAGTAACTGCATTGACAAATAGAGTTACAGCATTGGAGAGCAAATAATGAGTAAAGCAGCAGATTTAGCATTATTGGCAGGTGGAGCAGATACATCCACAGACACAAGTAACACAGGTGATGTAGCACTTGACTTTAGCCAATTCCAAAACTTCATCTTAACATTCACAGGTAATGTAACACTTACCAACCCTACAACAGAAGTGATAGGGCAGTCAGGGTTTATCATCTGTATACAAGATGGCACAGGAAGTAGAACACTTTCATTAGGCACAGATTATGAAACAGCAGGTGCAGCAGGGATAACTCTAAGCACTGATGCTAACGCAGTTGATATGATACCTTATGTGGTTCAGTCAGCTAGTAACATACTATTAGGTAACGTACAGAAAGCATTTGCATAGTGGCATTACTAGGTAACTTAACAGGTTCATC